GCCGCGTTGTGACCAACCGTCGATAGGCCGCTGCCTACGGTCCACGTGAAAGTGGCGCCATCTTCCGTGCCATCTACGGTGTCTTTGTTGTAGATCAGCAGGCGGGTGCTGTTCTGCGTCGCAGAATGCACCAAAGTCCACCCAGACGGTGGAGTGTATGTCGCTGAAAGCTGCGTCGCGTTATTCTGGTGCGCTATCTGGCAGATTAGCAGATCGCCGCTGTTGACGGTCGCTGGCGCAGTAGGGGCGAGATTGACATCGCCCGCTACGTCAGACACCGTTCCGGTGCTGTCGAAGACGACCGCCATCAGTTCACCCTGATCTTGGACTGCCCGCCGGTGACCTTGCCGCTTTCATCGCGGGTGATGGTGACCGAACGCGGTGCCGTGACGGCCGCCGCAACCTGCTGCGTCGATTTAGCTAGCTTCGTGATAGCCTCGAATTGCTGTTGCGAAAGCATAGTTTGATTGTGCACGGCTGCCGTAAGCTGAGCATCGCTCTTGGCGGATAGCTGACCAAGCGCAGCGGCAAGCTGGCCGAAGGCGTCTGAGATTATCTGCCCTATGGCTGCAGTTCCATCTGACTGCCGTTGAGAGAGTGCGTCCTGTCCTTGAGCCAGCATCATCATAGCTTGCTTCATCATTTCCATGTTCGGGTCCATGAAAGGCTGGCCGGTCATGGCGCTCTCGTCCATCTGCATCTTGCGAGCGTTTAGGCGATGATCTGCTGCGGTACGTTGCTCCTCAAGGGCGAGCCTCCTATCCTCGCGAGCGATCTCAGCCTGAGTTTTTGCGCCCTCCAACTGAAGGCGCTGCGTCTCGCGCTGGTGTTCGAGCATCATGCGCTCTTTGTCGTTCTGTGCGCTCATCTCCGCTTCCTGCCGTGCCGTATCTGGCTGTTGGGACGCCTGCTGCTGTTGGGACTGCTCCTCATTTCTTGCGGCTATCTCGTCGAAGACCAACTCAGCTTGTCTGCCTAGCCTGAACGGTGCCGTAAACGCTGATAGGAGGCGTGTTGCCTCAGCGCCAGTCATCATGCCTGCCTGCACCGCTGGTCCGATCGCCTGAGTGAATCCAGCCATGCCTTGGATCAGTTGGCCTACGTTTTCCCTCGCATCGCTGAGATCTGCCTGCACTGTGCTGTCAGTCTCGATGTCGATGCGCCACAGCCGCATCTGGTCGGACGACAGCAAAGCCGAGACTTCGGGCGTCACCATCACACCGGTCGCAGCGCTCATAATTTCCGGGGTCCAGTGCTCGGCGATAAGCTCAGCCTTGACGCGAAGAATCTCCCTGATGAGCTTTGCGGTGTTTCTCTGCTTTTCGGCGAGACGTCCCGTAGCGTTCTGCGCCTTGATGCGCTGAGCGCCAAGAGTTTCGTTCGGGTCCGTCGTGCCGCGGATGATGTCTGAGAGACCGGTGATTTCATAGATAGTCTGCTTGACCTGCTCGCGTTGCACGTACAGCCCGGACAGCACCTCGGCGATGCGCTCGACAGGCCAAAACCAGATGAATTTGCTCAAGTCTGCTGTCGGATCGACCGGTGTGACTGGCACAAGGTCGCCATCTTCGGCATTTTCCAGCATCTCACCGATGTTGAGCGGCAGCGACTGCACGCCCTTGAATCGTAGCGCTGAGACAAGGACCCTGATGCGGGAGGTGATCTGCTGAAGCTCTTCAGCTTGGTCCTCATAGAGCCGGTAGTCGGAGAGCGGGATTAGGCTGTCGGGCTCGCGATCGGCATAAATTGGTCGAGGACACGGATAGAACTCCGCCAATCCGAGCGGATCGCTCTCGATCTTCAGCGGCGCCATGCGCCAACTGTCTGCGATGAAGAGAACTTCCTTCTTGCGGCGATCCCAAATCTCATAGACGAGTGCGCGCTTGAAGACGTCGCGCTCTTCTTGGTTCTTTTTCCCCCAACCGCCCGGCTCCTCCGTGCTTGCCGAGTAGTTAAGCTTTACCTTGTCGCCATTTTTGGGGGAAAGCTCGCGGATTTGCTCGCGATCGAGGTAGTGAGAGAAAGCCAGCCAGTTGACCCTCTGCCAATCCTTTTCAGGCTGATGCAGGAAGTCCTTGTACGGCACGCGCTCGGCCTTGCATTCGTACCAAACAGGCTCGCCGGCTTCGTCCATCGTCGGCTCGTGCCTGATGCGCACCACGCCTCGACCGCCCAGTAGCATGTCCATGACGGCATCTTCGATCGCTACGTCGAAAGACCAGTTGTCGAGGCTGATCGAGATCGCCCGGCTTAGGACGTTCGCCGCATCCCTCTCTACAGGATTGCCAGGACCGCCATACCTGCGCCTAATATCTGGGATGGGAGGCGAGTTGTAGACCGCTTGGCGCTGAAGATTTACATTCGAAGACATAATCGGGAACTGGCTGCCGTTCCGCTTGCGATCGGCGTCATCGCGGTACTTTGCAACGATCCTGTCCGCCTCTTTCCACCACGGCCTGAACACGCGCTTGGCGTTCTCGATCTCGGCCATCCAATATCGGACGGTCGCCCTATCGTCGCCGCCGATATCTTCCCTTGTGTCAACAGAGGCGACCTGATCAGGCACTATTTTGGCTTCCTATCCGAACGGCGTGGGCTTCCCAGCGGTCAACGACATGCCCACAACAACAGGGGCACACACCGTTCATTAGCGTATATCCGATCCAATCGCAATTGTCGCCAAGGCAGACGTACCGCACCCCAATGAGCTTATCCATCTCTGCTGAGATTTCCAGGCTTGCGAAAGGGTCTTGCATCATTTTATGACACTCCAAGCAAACGCCACAACCAAGCCAATGACTGCAAGCGCACTCAAAAGTGAGACAACGCAGCCTAGGATGCGAAATAATGGTTTTCTTGTGCGCATTTTCTTACGGTAGGGTTGGCAGGTCCATTTCGGATGCATACTTCCGCGCCGCTGTGAGAGCAGCAAGGTACGAGACGGGGCCGGCAATCTGCTTTGATCGCACCCATTTCGGGTGGTACTTGCCTGTCTGTGCGTGGCTTTCAAGCGCGAAGACGTAGCAGTCATCTTCGTCAGTGTGCCCCTCGACCTCGATCCCAAGAGTTTGAGCTTTGTTCACCGCAATGTGCCACCTGAGGGTTGATCTTATAAAGTCCATCTCTCGGTTCCTCTACGGCAGGCGTGGAAGGTCCATCTTCGCGCACCACTTGCGCGCCTCGATAAGAGCAGTGAAGTACGAGACTGGGCCTGCAAGGCGCTTGAAGCGGACCCACGTCCAAGATTTAGAGCGTGGATGCTTGCGCTTTTCGATCGCGAAGACGTAGCAGTTCTCATCTCCGCAGTCTCCGGTAACCTCGATCGCATGGCGATCGGCAGCGTTAAGCTGCCTTGCCGGGATTGGCCTTGATCTTCTTGCTTCGACGAAGCTTATAACGTTTTCCATCACAGTAACTCGTCTCGTGTCGTGTCATGAGGTGATTGGAAGCGCTGTTACATTGTAATATCAATAACTCTGCCGTATGGCAGGACGTCGCAGGCTGCGACATCTTCGATCTTTTTCACGTTCTTGATGGTTGCCAGGGCCTCGATTGCTCCGAAAAGGCTGCGCCTTGCGTTAAGCGCTAAGAGCGCGCTGTCATCGATGCCTCTCTCCGACTCAACCTGCAGGCAGATGCGATTGTTGGCGTTAATTGCTGCCATGCGGATTTTCCTTAGAGCGCGGTCAGAGATGCCTATGATATCACTCATGTTCGTGCGCTTAAGCCCCACATTGAACACTGATACAAATCTGATGCCTTCCTCTTCGATGAGAGCGGTTAGCGCCTTTTTCATCACGTAGCGGCGCTTACGAACATCCGCGCCTATCTTCCGGCTCATGTCGTCGAACCCTACAACATCACCGACTTGCGCGGTCCGCAGAAGTTCGGCGAGGCTAGCAGATTGGGTGTCTAATTGTGACGTTCGTTCCATTTCGAATTCTCCTCATAAAAGATGCACCATTTTTATCACTTGACATTCTCATCCGCAACTGTTTTTTTTGTGGGCACAAAAACTCAATCGGCACATCACATCACGACACAACACTGCACGACACAACACACTGAAAATGGAGCAAACTCATGAAAACAGCCACAGCATCCCTTTTAGGAACTTCCCCGTACGCGGGGAGCAGAAACCACGAAACCCCTCATCTGCCTAAGGAGACGGCCGAAAGCTATGAGGAGCGCACATGGAGAGATCGCTGCCATTGCACCGCTGATGGCCACGTCTTCATCCCGCCGATGGCGTTTAAGTTTTCCATCGCGTCTGCCGCCAAGCAACTTAGCATTCAAATTCCCGGCAGGGGTAAGGCGACGTACACCAAGTTTTTCGAGAACGGAGTGCAGGTTCTTGAAGGGCCGGTTCTAGACGCGACGAGAGACACCGTACGCAGGCAGCGCGTGTTCGCCAATTCAGACGGTCGTCGAGGCAGCGGCAAGAGGGTGTGGCGGTTCTTTCCGACAGTTGACCAGTGGAGGGGGGTTGTTAGTTATCACATCCTTGCTGGCGAGATCACAGATGAGATTTTCGAACGAGTCCTGCTGCAATCGGGTGTCTTCGTCGGTGTTGGTCAGTTCCGGCCGGAGAACGGCGGCACGAATGGAAGATTTGCTGTTGAAAAGATAGTGTGGTCTAAGTAATCACAAGAAACATCACTGCACGACACATAACGGCACTTCACTGCACGACACTGCACAGCAAGGGCCACCTACGTGGCCCTTTTTGCTGCCCTGATGCGCTTGTCAAGGATTTGCTTCATGTCTATGATGGCGCCGCCGTGCATTGGTTCTATTATTGGCCTCGTTGGTCGAGCCCCTCTCGGCTGTTCTGCCGGCAGAACGTGGTCGAGGAGTTGTCCGATCAGGCCGATAGCGTCCGCCTGATCATCGTGTAAGCCTGCCCAGCAGTGGAGAAGCTCGCTCTCGAAAGCGGGATACCACTGCTCTGACTTCGGGCAGTAAAGCCCCCTAACCGCCATCCGGCCGCGCATGCTCTGCGCTCTGACTGCCTTGTCTGCCCTTGATGCGAATGATCTACGGAACGTCGTCGTGTTCGTTTCGATCATCCTACGACGGATCAGCGGTCCTACAGCGCTTGTGATCTGCCCGCTCTCCTCAGCCCATTCGAGCGGGCGCCATCTTCCGAGCATCTCGACCAGCGCCTCTACCCACTGGTCGCTGGTAGTCCTGTCTCGCCAAAGGTCCATGAGATACATGTCGCCTATTGGGTCAACCCCGACAACGACGTGAACGGTGTAGTCACCGCCGTTGTCTGTGACCGCGTAGTCGCTGGCGCCGTAGCAGCGAAGGTGCTTTGGGGGATCGCTGTAGGCTCTGAGCCAGTCCTTCCGCCAGTAGTCACCCTCGTCCGGGGTTGGATTCAGTTGGTATAGGCTGTTCCACGTTCGGCTGTCTATGAAGGGACGCCGGGCCTCGATCTCAGCGGCGTATCCATAGGAATCATCCCCCCACAGCCATTCTCCGGCTTCCCTGTTGAGATGATCGCCATCCCCGGTACTTTGCGCCGGCATTGCCACCACATGCCATCCTTGGCCTTCTCTAGCCCTCAGGCGGCCCACAAGGTCATCTTCGTGCCATGGAGTTTGGATGATCACAACCCACGCGTCTGGTTTGAGGCGGGTCATCAACTCGTCCTGCCACCATTGCCATAGCTTCTCGCGCTGAGTATCGCTGTCCGCCTGCTCGCGGCTCTTGATCGGGTCGTCGATGAGCACACCATCGGCCCTGAATCCAGTGATCGCACCACCAACGCCAACGGCTCGGTACTGACCGCCCAAATTCGTCTGCCATAGCTCTTCTGCCTCTCGTGTCAGGTGGTAACCCAGTATGCGCTCGTGCTCCCGGATGCGGCCTCGAACGCGCCGGCTGAACGCTTGGGCGAGATCGGAGGTGTTGGAGGCGCTTATCAGGCTGGCATCGGGGTGTCTGGACAGATACCAGCCTGGGAACAGGTCGCTGCTGTAGGTGCTTTTGCCGCTGCCAGGCGGCAGCAAGAGGATAAGGCGCTTCGACGTTCCGTCTGCAACATCTTGTAATGCTTTGATTATTTCAATGTGGTGGCGTGCTGGCTGTTGACCGTAAGTAGTCTGTAGGACGTAGCGGCACCACGCCTCGAATGATTCTCTGAGGCCGATGCGGAACTCGATCTCCCTGGCTACCTCGTTATGAAGTTCAGTGTCCACAGAAGTGTTCCAAAAGCCTCAGCTTTCTGTACGGCAAAAGAGGCGATGATAAGTCGTTGAAATGGCTCAATTCATTCCCGCGATTTTCTGACAGGATTTCTGTACGCCTAGTTTGTCCTCATTTTGCTCCGTTTAGCCTCAGAAGCTGCTGAGCCAAATCGCCAAGCTCATTGTCGGTTAGAAGCTTGGGTTCTGCGCCGGCAGCGATCCTCGGAGCCAAGCCGTAGACACGCTCGATGATCTCTAGGGCCCTGAGGGCGTCTCGGATGTTTGGGCGCATTTTGATGTCTGCTGACGGCAAATCGCCTATTGCAGTTAGGTAACACCTGTGTGCTTGGCGCCTCAGCCAACGCACATCTGGCTCTCCGTAAGCCTGCTCATCAGGCACAAAGCGAACCAAGCTTCTAGGGTTTGTTGGGTTAACCATCCACTTATCCACCGATTTCATCATCAAACTGTACACCAGCGGTAGAATATCTCATATCGCCACGATAGAATGACACCGTCCGTGGGAGAGAAAGAGTCGTTCTATGAGATAAATGTCATTCTATGGGAAAGGGGGGTACTGGGACAAAAGTGCTTAGAGAGAATAAATAATATTAACAAGTACATACACCTTACCTTTCTACGCGCGAGGCTGTATGTACAAATATGTAGTTTTCTCATAGAATGACACTTTCTTTCTCCCACGCTAAATGTCATTCTATGGCTCCCGGCCTTTTTTCGCTCCCAATTTCCACCACCATTCGCCTGTGTCCCCAAAGCCACGCCTTTTAGAGTGCGCAAATCCATCGTCGCTCATGCGTCGCATCGCCTGGCTGATCGCATCTGCCCTGTACCCAAGTCCCTGACCTTCCTGCTGAGCGATGCTGGCCTGAACTTCTATTTTCTCCAGCAGGAAGCCCTCCAGCCACTTAGCGGCCGATTTCTTCGCAGCTTGGCTCTGAGCGATGCTGGCTTCGTCGAGGGTTTTCCCTGTTGTCCCTAGCCATTCCGGCCTTATCGACCCCCTCAATGGGCCCTCGTATTTCACCACAAACCTTAGGCCATCAGGCTTGATGCCTATGTTGCCTTTGTCTGGGAAGAGCAAGCGATCTGGGTTCTTCTCGTCCTCAGAATGCTTGTCCTTTATCAGGTAGTGGGCCACTCTAGGCAGGTTGGTCCACGCCACCGACCCAAGCACTCTGTATCTCGGGGAACTGTCGGTTTTCTTGTTGGGATGGGCTATGCCCAGCAGACAGCACCCTACCTTCTCAGCAGCTTCAAGCCATGGGTACATGATCGTTCGAACGTACTTGTTGCTGTTCTCAGCCGCCTCTGGGGCGTCCTCGGGCAGGAGGCAGCCAACAGGAGACACCACGGCCATTGTAAAGCCAGACAGCACGCGCTCGGGGTCGTCTGGCAAGTCACGTGCCTTGGCAAGCCTCACCATGCCTGCCGGGGCCCCGCAGGCATCTAGGCGTGGCGTTACCTCAGAAGCAAAGCTTTCTTCTCCGCCGTCAATGTACAGAACCTTGCCGCCCGAACACGGAGTGCCATCTGGCCACTTGCCAGCCTTGGCCAAACGAGCAGATAAATCTGCGGCCACCAAGCTCTTCCCTACCTCGCCATCGCCTGTGATCAGGACAAATCTGCCCTTTGGCAACCATCCTTCCCACAGCCACTCGATGTCCTCGCGCTCCACCTTCTCAGATGCAACGCTCCAACTTTCGATCGTCCCATTCAAGGGCCATGCCTTGAGGCGCAGCGCATCAAGAGCGGATCGGCCGGCCGATATGAGCTTGTAAGCAGAGAGGGAGCCTTCACCATCGTAGGCGCCATCAACGATGGCTTCGCCACACGAGATCAAATCACGCCTGATGGCAAGATCGATCAGCAGCTTGGCGTATTCGCTTGCGTTGATGGGAAGGCAGGCGTGGTCGAGGAGATGGCTAAGGTATTTCTTTCCCTCGACGAGCGACATAGACGGCTCTCTCTCGGCCCAGTCAGACAGATAAACGATGTCAACTGATCCGGATGCGTCGCAGATAACGCGATAGAGAGCTGCGTGCTCAGCCAGCACGAAGTGCTCAGGCAGCAGCTTGCCGGCTACCTTTTCAAATGTCTTTGAGTTGAGGAGGAGAGCGCCAAGAACCGCAATCTCAGCTTCAACGCTATGCGGGATGCGCCTTTGGAGGCCGAAAATTGGAGAGTTGATCTCAGAAGAGTCTTCTGACATACTTCAGTAGCTCCATCAGTACCAATGACAAACTAAAGCGGAGGCATCCACCACAATGCCTCCGCTTTTTTGCAATTACGAACGATGATGCCCTAAAGAAGCCTTACATTTATCGGAATTCCCGCATCAGTTAACGCCATCTCCATGTCCTCTACAGATCGCACGACATGCACATGATGGCCTGAGACAGCAAACCTCTCAAACATCGCCGCCTGAACCTCGCTTATCCTCCCCTTTGGACCTTTTGTTTCAAACCAATACGCCCTGCCACCCCAAAGGACACATCGATCCGGCACTCCTGCCGTGTAGCCTGCTGCCTTCAGACGGGCAAGCTCGCCCACCGATAGCTTATACCCGCCGTTTGGAATATGAAATGAAACTGCTTCGCGCGGCAACGCAAAGCGCAGATAAGCAGTCAGCGCCTTCTCGACGTCACTTTCTTTCGATTTCATAGAAATCCCCGGGCTGGACCTCGCCAGCAGTTTCGCGGTAAATCTCAACCATCTTCCGTGGCCACGGAACGCGACTGCCATTTTCCCATCGCCTGATCGTCTCCGAAGAGACACCCAACAGCGCGCCAAGCTCAGCGCGCGTCAAGCCACGCTGAACCCTCCACTCAAGAAGCTTGCTCATTGCGCCTCAATACGGAGTCCTTCGGCGGAAAGCAACCAAAATTGTGCTTGACCGCCAACCAAAACTGTGCGCATATCTCCACCTGTGCCATAGAACTCACCAGCCCCGGCGGCGACCTCCCCCCAAAAATCCCCAAAACTGCCGCCGGGGTCTTTTCGGGAGAAGCGATGTGGAGGACGAGATTGAGACAGTCACGATTGACATCGAGCGCATAAACAATCTGGTCATGAAGTGCGCGCAATTGTGCGGAATGGACATCGACGACAAAGCGTTCATTGATGGGATTTCTGAGGCAAGCATGTTTTGGAGGCAAAAATGAGCGTCAATAGGCTGGAAAAAGATGGGAAAGTTGCCGTCCTTTACTCACCAGAATACGGAGCCGGATGGTCCTCTTGGAACGATGAGCCAGAATTTTACGGCCTTATCTTCGATCGCGAGATCGCTGAAAAGGTTTTGGCAGGCGACAGAGATGGGGCTGCCGATGTAGCAGAAAGGAAGTATCCAGGAGTTTTAGTGCTCGGGGCTAGAGACCTAGAGGTTGAGTGGTTGCCTATCGGAACGCGTTTTGAAATTTCTGAGTATGACGGATATGAAACAGTAGTAGTAATCACTCATGATTATGGATTTATAGCATGAACCACATCTTAAGACACGCCGTCGAGCGCTCAATAGCATTGAACAGGATGACTTGGATCGTATCGACGCCCAAAGGATGGAAAATTCGCCTAGCATCAGGCAAAACAGGGAGGTTACTGGCATGGGTATCTGGAAACGCCGTATTCAAGGTTTGAGACTTTACTGGCTCGCAAAGGGCTCGTCTCCGGCGCTAATCGCGTCGTGGACTGGCACAAAGAGGAGGTACACGAGGGTGTGGCGCATCATGATAAGTCGGCCGATTTGCATCGCCCTAGCATCAGGCATCGCCGTATCGGCCTGCGCGTCAGCGCAATCCAGCGCCTACGGCGGAGACGAGCCTATGTGGCAGGCGGATGAGCCAATCGTGCAGTCTAGCGACTACCGCTGTTTCGATAGCTTCTGCATAGACATTGAGACACTGGCTTGCGACAGCGGTATCTGCGTGTGGCGCGGGATGACAAACGAAGGCAAGCAATTCTCTACTGTTGTTCAGTGCAAGAAGAGCCTTTACACGACGGCCTTCGAGCGCGGCAACACGTACACGTCGAGGTTTCAAGAGAAAAGCATAGCAAGCGCTATCTGCGATATCGCGGGAGAAAGATAGATGACCGATCTCATCGGCGCAAATATGGCGAAAGCTTCTCTAGTATACACCAAACTCACTGGTGCCTCCCTAGTTAGAACAAACCTGCGTTTCGCCACTCTCACCGGGGCAATTTTGACGAACTCAACCCGATCTGGCGCTTTTCTCTCAGGCACTTCCTTCGACTTGGCTGACACCTCTTGGGGTAGCGTGCATCGCCGTATCGGCCTGCACGTCAGCGCAGCCCAGCGCAAACTGCGGAGACGAGCCTATGTGGCGGGTGGATGGGCCAATCGTGCAATCTAGCGACTACCGTAATGGATAAAGATAGATGACTGATATCGACATCGAAAAAACCCTTGAGCTTCATGGGCTGTGGGCTTATGGCAGCGGCTGCGGCGAGAAGGCCAATCTCATCCGTGCCTCTCTAAAGGATGCCAATCTCAGCGGAGCGAACCTCAAAGGTGCCTCTCTAAGGGAGGCCAATCTCAGCGGCGCAAATTTTGACGGCGCAAATCTTGAGTACGTCGATCTCATCGGCGCAAATATGGCGAAAGCTTCTCTAGTATACACCAAACTCACTGGTGCCTCCCTAGTTAGAACAAACCTGCGTTTTGCTACTCTCACCGGGGCAATTTTGACTAACGCAAACCTATCTGGCGCTTTTCTCTCAATCACTTCTTTCGACTTGGCTGACCTCTCTTGGGCAAACATTAGCGGGGCAAGTATCAGTTGGGCTTCCCTAATTGGAGCCAATCTCACCGGTGCGAACCTCTCCTCATCCGATCTCTCCGAAGCCTTTCTAAACGCCGCAAACCTCACATACGCAAACCTATTAGCGGCAAATCTCAGCGGGGCTAATTTCACTGGCGCTAAACTCGTCGATGCCTCTCTCAGAGGAGCGAACCTTACCGACTCCATTCTCATTGGCGCTGATCTGCGTGAAGCTGATCTGCGTGATTCTGATCTGCGTGGGGCCGATCTGCGTGGGGCCAATCTGGGTGATGCTGACCTGCGTGATGCTGATATGTGTGGGGCCGATCTGTGCGGGGCCAATCTCAGCGGAGCGCACATCTGTGATGCTAATTTTAGTGGGGCAATTATCCGCCTAGCCTATCAACGCGACGCTGATCCAAAAGACGCTGACTTAACTAAGTCAGAAACCTCCGGTAATGGTGAAGAGAAATGATGCCTGGCCTATACAGCGTCCCGTACGAAGAATACGCTTCGTGGAATGCCGTCAGGGCAAGCGCTCTCAACATCCTGATAAATCGGTCACTTGCCCACGTAAAGCACGAGGAACTCTCGCCCGCAGAGAACACCGCAGCGCAAGAGCTTGGAATAGCATTCCACGCGGCAATCCTTGAGCCAGAATTCTTCAAGAGTGAGTACGTTGTCGCACCAAAGATCGACCGCAGAACCCGCTCAGGAAAGGAGGAGTGGGCGGCGTTCGTCGAGAAGAGCGCAGGCAAGACGCCAATCTCAGCGGAAGACCATCTCTCGGCAACGCGCGCAGTTGAGGCGATGCGCGGCGTAAGGGATGTTGCAGAATTGCTGTCATCGTCTGTTGCGGTTGAGACTTCAGCGGTGTGGACAGACGATGTAACCGGAATAATGTGCAAGGCTCGCATAGACCTGCTGACTGTATTCGCAGGGATGACGTACATAGTAGATTTGAAATCAACTCAGGATGCGTCAAAGAACTCATTCCAGAGACAGATGACCAACTATGGGTACTACAGGCAGCTTGCATTTTATCGCTGGGGCTTGGACTGCATAGCTCATGCTAATAGGCGCTGCGCAATCATTGCGGTTGAGAAGAATGCTCCGTGGTGTTCAGCGGCATACGAGCTTGATGAGAGCGCTCTCGACGTCGGTATGGCGGAGATGCGGGATGCTCTCAACAAATACGCTGATGCGGTTAACACTCAAACATGGCCTGGATACGGGCATGACATCTCAGTGATTGGATTGCCAGCTTGGAGGGATAAAGCAGTTGACTAACGAGATCACACGGTTCACCGGCCAGGGGGTGCAGCTAAGCACCTTCGACGACGCCGTGCGCTTTGCCAAAGCGGTTTACGACAGCGGCATGGCGCCGAAGGGCTTTAACAACGCGCAGGCAGTCTTGGTGGCGATGCAATCTGGCATGGAGCTTGGCCTTTCTCCAATGCGAGCGATCCAAAGCGTGGCTGTCGTCAACGGCAGGGCAGCGCTATGGGGTGACGCGATGCTGGCGATTGCCAAATCTTCAGGCCTCGTCGAGAGCGTTATCGAAACCTCCGGCGACACGTCTGCGACTTGCGTCGTTAGGTTACGCGACGGGGAGATGGTTTCTAGGACCTTCTCGATCGATGACGCAAAGACGGCAGGCCTATGGAACAAGACGGGGCCGTGGACGCAGTACCCGAAGCGGATGCTACAGATGCGCGCCAGGTCCTTCGCCCTGCGTGACGCTGTTCCTGAGGCGTTATGCGGGTTCACGTCGAGAGAAGAGATGGACGATCACCGCGACCCATATAGCGCCAAAGACATCACTCCGGTGCGTCAGGAGACTGCTGACCCCATCCTCGACATACTGCCTCTCGTCGGGACCCCGTCTGGACTCAACGCCAGTGACTCAAGCCTTGGGGGTAGCGTCGACGAGGATGTAGCTGTCGCCGCAGAGATCGTTGCAGACGATCTGCCGTACTTTCACGCTGGGTCTCCTAGAAAGATAGGCTCTGCCAATCTTGCCCTTAAAAACCTCGACGGCGAGGTGCGCTACTTCGCGGAAGTAGCGGCATGGTGCATCGCTCTAATAGAGATCGGTAACGCGGCTGGCGCTGAGGTCAGCAAAGTGCAGCTTGTAAACTCCGCGACTTTCGACTGGCTTCTAAAGCGCGCTGAAATTAACAACGAAAATAAGGATTTGGCAAACCTTGGCGAGGTAGACAGGCAGCTTATGAAAGCTAGCGCTGAATATCTCGCAGACGTTACGAAGGATTTCAACCCAATGGCAGGAGGATGAAAATGATCAGGATTGTAGATTCTGAGTTTAACGCCTGGCAGTGCTTCGTCTGCGATGAAGACCTCTTTATGACTTTGCGCGTCCTTCCGACCGTTATTCCCGGCAAAAAGAATGTTGGGCGTCGCCTTAACATTCTTAATGCCATCGACGAGTTGGCGATCCGGCGCGCGACAGGGGACATAAACGCATGACAATGCTGGTGATCCGCCTAATGCAGGCTCTAACCGCAGCTTCCGTTATCATGGCGCTACTCGCCGCTCTGACGGATGCGGGAATCAGGTGATTGACAAACCACCAAGTTGGTGGTACTGTGTTGGCAGTTAACAAGAGGACTCGACTGAGATGTCGATAAGATCATCATCTGG